AAGCATCTACAAGTAATTCCTAATTTTGCATGGGATATATTTGAGAGATGGTCTGAACACAAATTAAAACAACTTCGGGTTATACGCTCAAATGAAACATCATCAACAAAGAGTGTTTTTAGTCAAACTAAGAAGGGTACATATCAATATCCAATAATAATGAATATAAATGCAGATGGACATAAAATAAAGTATTCAAACGTAAAACATTCTTTACAAAATAAAATTAAAGTTATGACAGCGTTTGGTTCTAGTCTGTATCCTTTTGTTGATTCAAAAGGGGAATATGGAATGTCTGAAAATGTGTTTGCTATTGTTTGTAATACAATTTCAGATGCAGAAGCAGTGAAAACATATTTAGAAAATCCAATGGTCAAATGTTTAATTCAATCACTCAAGATTGGAACTTATGCTATCAAGAATAAACTATTATCTATAATGCCAGACCCTTTAGATTTTAAAGATAATAACTTAGAGAAAAGTTTATTATTAACAGACAAAGATAAGAAACTCTTGGAAACTTGTAAATTTGTTACTGAAGAAAAAGAAGAACCTGCCAAAGGCGGCGAAAGATTATATAGATATACGCGCAAAGTAAAGCGTACATAATATCACCATACCCATCCTTCTAAAGAATTAAGAGTATCAATGCGATACTGTGTCATTCGTGGCTTTTTATCGCGATAGTCCATCCGCATTTGATGTTGCCAATTTGCACTTTTACGCTCTTCAAATATATTTGAACTTGTTTTTGGAGAATGTTTTAATTTCTTATAAAGTTGTATCCATTTTTCAACATGTTCATTAAATGTTAAGAATGTAGTTTGATCCCAGTTCCATATTTCACAAGAATCAAGGATATTTATTTGTTCTGATGTAAGATTAGGATCATTCTTCCGCTTTTTCTGCCTAATCATCCTTATCCAGTTTATTGCTCGATCTTTTTCTTTATCCTCACCTTTTTTACTAAGTTCGCCTTCATACTTTTCATATTGAATTTTGAAATTTTCAAATTGTTCTGCAAAGGGGTCTGTACCCCAAGTCCAACCAGGTGTTCCATTTAAAATATTAACCTGTTCATCAGTTAATCCAGTTCTTGTACGCTTATTGACAGCGTTATTCTTCTTTTTTATAATAGTCTGTCTCCATTCTGCTGCAGATTTTTCATCTGGATTTTCACTATTTGATTTTGGCTGACAACCACTTTTACTATATATAGTTATCCACTGAGCAAGTCTTTTTGGGAAAATTTCTTGACGAAACTTTGTTTGATATGCGTTAGCAATACTGTCTTTATTTTTATCAGAAGCAGGTTTTCCAGCCTTTGCCTTACTTAATTTTTCTTTTGTTTCTGGTTTTACTTTTCTACCAGTCATGAATTCGCTCATATATTTTTTATGTTCTTCATTATGATTGAAATTTGGTGCTCTACCTTTTCCACCAGGAACCATATTATATCCATTTTCATTAGTCATTGTTTTATACTCTTTAATATATTTATCTTCATTTATGTTAAGTTCATCTTGAGTTTTGCATAAACATAATACAGAGATTTCAAAATCACTTTCTCCGTATTTTTTTATGGCGCGAATTAAATGCCGTGTAGGGTTTTCGGTTGCTTTTGCTTCATTAATATACCTTCGCCATTCTCCATCTGGTGTATTCTTTTTATATTGACCTATATAAGATTTTTTTGTTGTTTTACAATAAAACCTATAAATACAACCCATCCTTACTCAACCTATATATATCATAGTTAAGTCATTTAAGCTGGTTATTAAGTTCAATTTTTTGTTAAATAAAAATTGACTATTTCCTCACACAAACACCCTTTAACACCCACTCTATAGAATGCCAGAATCCGGTTCGAATGACGCTAAGAGATGCCCATGGTGTGAGAGATGGTCTCTGAAAGATTCTGCCTGTGCTTATGTATTTGCCTGTGGCCTAGATTTCAAGAACAAGTTCCATGTAGGCCTAGGATGTGGTAGAACTTGGTGTTGGACTTGTGGAAAGAAGTACTGTTCGTCCTACATAAATCCTACAACTGGCCAAAAAGAACCGAATGCAAAAGATAATCACGATGCGCTGTGTTGTAAGCAGGAACCAGGGTTCAAGCAAGAAGATTATTGTGAAGGTGGCCATAGTTCACATTGTCAAAAGCGGTGGTAGGCGCATAAAGCCCTCATATCCCTTACTGGTATAATACAAATGTCGAGAGTTGAAGAAATCCTAACTTTTCATTCTTCGTCAGACAGTGCTCTAATGAATGAAATTATCCGCCTTTGCTCTATGAGCGATCCTACAGAGTGCAAGAAGGTTTTTCTAAAAATCAGAAACAATCTTTTTCCATCTGGAGAGTCTAAGAGAGTCCAAGAATACTGTGTATCTAAGGGCATCCACACTAGTGCTGAATATTCTCTTTTGAGCCTAGAGATGCCAGAATTACCCATTGACCCTCGTCCTAAGAATACATCCTGGTATGAGTATCTTCACCCTGTTGATATCAAAGTTCGTTCTTTCGTAAAAGATATATTGAAATCCAACAATCTTCGTGTAGAGCATGAGTATAATGAATGGCTGAACTCTCAGCAATCTGATGTTAAAGCGAGTCTGCCCTCAGTTCAAAATATTAACGATGGCTACTTTGGTTCTGAATATACTAAGTTTAACGATTTACTGAGTGTGCAGTTTTAGATACATTGTAAAATTGAGCCCCGGATCGCGACGAAACGAATTGGTTAAAAAGAGTTAAACGGGTTAGATGGTTTCTTACACGTGTGATACTTGTGAAAAGGTATTCACGCAGAAGGGTCATTATGATTCTCACAATGCAAGAAAACGTCCTTGTAAAAAGAACGACGCGATTGAGAAACTTGTTGAGAAAAAGGTACAAGAAGCATTGGCGAAAACAATTATGGCAGTGCCTACAAAAATGGAAATTATGAAGCCTTTTATGAAATGGGTTGGAGGAAAGACGCAGATTATCAATGATGTCCTTGCTCTATTTCCAAAAGAGATGAATGGTTACCACGAGCCATTCTTGGGAGGTGGGAGTGTTCTCCTTGCCCTCCTTTCACACAAGCACAACGGTACTATAAAAGTATCTGGAAAAATATATGCCAGTGATTTGAATTCAAATCTCATTGGACTCTATAAGAATATCCAATCAAATCCTGATGGTCTTATTGCAGAAGTAAAGAAACTTTCTGATGACTTTGCTAAATGTAAGGAAACTGAGGTAAATCGTAAGGCGTCCACTATAGAAGAAGCTCTAACATCTCCAGAATCGTACTATTTCTGGATTCGGTCAAGGTTCAATGCATTATCAAAAGAGGAACGCACATCAATAACTGCATCTGCAATGTTACTCTTTATGAATAAGACATGTTTTCGTGGGGTATATCGCGAGGGACCAAGGGGGTTCAATGTTCCATTTGGAAACTATAAGAATCCGTCAATTCTTGATGAAGAACATATCAAGACAGTTTCAAGATTGATTAAAGATGTAGTATTCACTAACTGCACATTCAGTGATTCTTTGACGAAGGCAGTGTCTGGCGATTTCGTATATCTTGACCCACCCTATGCTCCTGAAAGTGATACATCCTTTGTCTCTTACACATCTGACGGCTTTGACTTGGAATCACACAAGCTGCTTTTCAAGCTTTGCAAGGAGATGAATGAAAAAGGGGTGAAGATGCTAATGAGTAACGCGGATGTGAAGTTGGTAAAGGATGCATTCCCATCGCCTCCGTTTGAGACAAAGATTATCAGTTGTAGGAGGGCAATTCACTCAAAAGAACCTGATGCAAGGACGAATGAGGTTCTGATTACAAACTAAGAGGGATGTAACGCTTCATAAAGGCTGTGCGAAGATAAAACGCCCTTGATGTCGAACCATGCCCTGCTCCCTTTGTCCTGTTCTGAAGTAAGGTTCCAGTCTCAGACTCAAGAACACCCCCTTTAACATAGTTATTTCGAATCTCTTCATAATCAGATTCAATTGTCTTATACAATTCTGCAAACTCGTCACAACCCCTATCGATGATTTTAGGAGTCATAAACTTAATAGTATCTTCCTTTCGAAAGTAAGGAACAACTAGCATCTTCTCCATCTTTTTACAGCAGTTCGATGATTTAAAATCATTTGTACGAAGTTCATCTGTAGAGAGCATCGTTATAGCCATAGTTTCCTTAGGAACAAGTGTTCCATTCTTTAGCACTTTTACAGGGAATGTCTTCAATTCTCCATCAGAGCAATCAAGACAGTTTGGTGTGTGTGGGATACCTAACAGCTCTTCTAAGAATGTTCCAGGAAGACCCTTATTCGCTGTAATAGGCAAGTGGAATTCTTTTCCAACGAGAAGAAGAAACTTTGCGTAAATTCCTGCGATTGTCTGGGACATTCTTGTTTTAGTGGACTTAGTTGCATCTGCGTACATTGCTTCAATTTTTACAAGGCCTATTATTTACACCACAGGTCTTAGTGTAAGCCAAGTGGCATATGAAACAGGTAG